ATGCTGATTTAAAAGGTAACGATACAATAAAAAGAGTCTACCACGAAGATGGAAAATCGCCAACACTCACGACAATGGGTGGCGGTCATAGAGAACCAAAGGTTTTCGTTTACCCGAACGGATGGCGTAAACTAACCCCAATAGAATGCGAACGCCTCCAAACCGTGCCAGATAATTACACTGCTTGCGTGTCAAACTCACAACGCTATAAAATGCTTGGCAACGGCTGGACGGTCGATGTCATAGCGCATATTTTCAAGGGGTTGAAATGAAAAATCAAAAACAGACTTTCGCCCGGCGCTAATTGTCACAGGCATTTTACTTGCCCTTTTATGTGGGTACAACGTATTGACGGTTGAAGACTACCAAAAGGGTGCTTGGTGTTTCTTTTTAGGTGTGACGTGCATCGGCTTTGCCTTTGCAGTATGGCTAGACGGTAGTGAATGTAGCGGAAATAAAGACGGGGTAAAACGTGATAAACGAAAAGTGTGAAAAAGACAACTTGCAAAGAATTGAAAAGTTAACTGGTTCAATTTTAGAGCTTAAAGAGCAAATGCGTTGGGCTGAAATTGATAGGCATTTTAATAGGCGTCACGTTCGTTTGTCAATTAACGAATGGAATAAAACAGGTGGCATTTATTGCAGAACTTACGCTCATTTTAACAAGGTTTTGTTTGGTAAAAATACAGACTATTCAAAACTGACACTTTCAAACTTAGATTTGTTAAGAACAAAGTTTAGCCTTAGACAAATTTCAGAACTAACAGGCATTTCAAAAATAGACGGTTTATATTATAGAATGCCTAAAAGTGATTTGACATTGAAGAACTATTTAACAATTAAACATTGCTGCGAAGAGCAATTTAAAGGAGTGTAAAACCATGAGCAAAGAAAGAACAGAATTTTTCAAACAGTTCGAAGAAGAGTCAAGCAAAGTTGTAAATAATATGCTTGATTATATCGAGTATTGCAAAGAAGAACTTGACTTAACTTGGGTTCAAATTGGAAACCTTGCCGGAATGAGTGGCTTTAAAACTTACTTCGACAATTGGCGCAAGTTTGGAAATTGTCGTTATAGTTTCATTCTAGCAATGATTCACATTGAAAATGAATTAGAAAAAATGATGGATCTTTTATAAAATTTATTATCTTAAGTATTCCAGCGGTCATTTGCTTAGGCCCAAAGTTAAGCAGTTAAACTAAACCAAGGAAGCCAAAAATGAAATTTTTCATTTTTATGATTACGATCATGATGACTGCGCTTTTTGCTTTTGCAAATAAGCCTGTTAGCATGGTTAAATCCTCTTTGATTCAAAAGCAAAACTTTTTAATGGATTCAGTGGAAGTAATTACCCACAAGGATCTTGCTAAATATTTTGTTTATTTGAATCAAAACGAGGTATTTGGAACACCTGCCAAAGATGCAGTGAGTAGTTCCTTTTTCAAAAATAATACTGACTACACTTCGATTGTCCTAGTCAGGCAATCACGCTCGGATTGTGGCAATTCGACGCCTGTGTTACGATAACGCGGAGGCATAGCCATAGCCCAAAATCTGGCAACCTATCGAACCCTTTGCAATAGCAGAGGGTTATTTTTATAACCAGTCAATTTCTTCTTCGTCTTGCTTTTCAAAGTGTATAGGTTGGCCTTTTGCAAATGGGCTATAACCTTTTTTCAAACATTCTTTGTTGTAATTTTCGGCCCATGAAACCCATTGAACATTTTCGAAAGAGTAGCAAAGAGCGTCGTTAATTCTATCTACCGAAGGCGCTAACCATTTTCTATAACCTGAATTTGTCCAAATGTAAAACAGCATTAAAAACGCTTCATTGTTTAAAGACCACTTTACAAAATCTTCTTGTGAAAATGAAGGATTTAGCCTTTCAAAATCGCGCCTTTTCGCACGGTCAACCATCGAGTTAAAGCGATTTTTAAGAAAACCAATTTTTGTTCTTTTCCACTTCAAAGTTTTAATTCTTCCGCAGAACCTACAAGGTTTGTTTTTAGCTCTTCTATGGCTACATTTTGGACAAATCATAAATTGAAGTTTCCAAAGTTTGAAACCATAAAAGCTCTTACAGTGGTATTATAGTCTTTGCTTAAAACGGCTCTGCTAATTTCTTGCAAGTCTCCTCGCTCAATCAGCGTGTTCAAGGCTCTTTTTATTGATGCACTTGACCCAATACGATCTTTTCTAAAAATGGCTATTGAGGCAAGCTTACGTTGAATAAACGCATAAGGAACTATTTTATTTTCATGAAGGTTCCCACAATTCTCACCCGCTGTTTTTGAAACTTCGGGCCATGAACTTTTTAAGAATTCTTCAATCGTACTTGATACTTTATTCAACTGCAAAAGCTCGTCATTATTAACGCCAATTTCCCCAGCATTAAAACGGTCTAAAAGATTACGAACGTCCGCAACAATTATGTTGGTCGCCCATTCCCCAATTTCCATATTGATAATTGGATCATAGGGATTGTTGCCAACTGCAATTAAAGCAGCAAGTTTCATGGCTTTCATGTGGGCACGATTCCAAAGATGCCGTGAAACTTCTACTTCGCTTGTGTTTATTTGAAGGTCACAATGCTTGTCAAATTTGTTAAACATTGCTTTTGCATCTGGTTCAAATTCAACTTTAATTGCTTTGTGCTGGGAATTTAACATTAAAGAATGAGCGCACAAAGTAGACAACCTTTCGATTAGTTCAAAACTTGGGGTTGCTTGTGAATGAGTCGGATTTAAAGGTGGTCGTTTTCCGTGGTATTCAATTGTGGTGAAACGAGGAAGAAGACCTTCAGAAATTAAACCTTCGTCTAAACCTTCATAAAATTTTTCAGGCGTTGATTCACCAAGTAACGAAAAAGCAGGTGCAATGATTGCGTTTGTATTTTTGTCTTTGTCGGAATAAATAGAAGGTCTTAAAACTTTTCCTTCACCACTTTTGTTATAAGCATCCAATAGAAAGCGTCGTAATCCTAAAAGGTGGGGCGGGGCGTTTCGGCTTGCCATCTGTTGCAAATAAATACCAAACTCACCAACCAACGAAACAAAACTTGTAGGGCCTTTGCTCATGTACTTAATAACAGCTTGAGAGCTTGCAATTTCAGCGGGGCCGATAAAGTCAACTGAGGCGGGAACGGTAGATAAAACTGAGGCAAAAAGTTTATCTACTCCGCTTGCAATTGCTTCTTTTCCTGTTCCAGTTGGGGCAAGCAACAAAATGTATTGATTTAAACCCGTTGCGGACACGTTGTAAGACCTCCCCACAATCCCTGCAACCATTCCAAGGGCTCCGGCTAAAGCAATTTCAGGAACAGGGCGGGGAGCCTGTGCAAATATGAATTTTGCAATCTCACCAACTAAACCAGGTGGAACCGAATAAATTGAATTTTCTGGTTTAATTTCAGGCTCTTTTATTTCGCTAGGTTGTGGTAATTCGTTTAAAAGGCTTGGGGTTTGCAAAACTTCTTTTTGTTTGTTTGCTTCCATTGAAGCCTGTAGCTGATTTTGCAAACCGTCAATATCAACGGGTGGAAGCATTCTATCAAAACAACGATTTAGCATATACTTGACATAATCGTTTCTTTTTGCTTTGTCCCGATTGCCTAAACCTGAAGCTCTAAAAAGCCTTGCAATCTGAGCCATGTTTTGAGTGTAAAAAGCAACAATGTCAACAAAGGCAAAATCCGCTTCAGATTGTGAGGGGTAATGATCTTGCCAATTTCCCGCGTTCAAATCTGCAAATTTTTGTCCGTTTGCTGCACGGGTTGCGCGGTCAATTATTACCTCGTCACTTTCGCTTGCTTCAGCGCATCCCATATAAATTTGTGCTGCGTTTCCACCTTCTGACATTTGTTGCCAAAGAATGTTCAAAGTTTCGTTACAGTCTTTGATTGGGCTTTGTCTATAAACGTCCCCGGTCATTGTCATGTAACGGGCTGACGAATAAATTTCAATTGAAGACCTTCTACGTCCAGATTCTAAAGCACCTTTGACAATGATATGTAAGCCTTTACCTGAAGGCGATTTTTCAGCATAACTATCAAACTCTTTAAAAATTTTTATTTGTCTATCAAGTTCGCTTTGGTTTTCTTTCGTATCGTCCAAATCAACAAAAGCAAAAGGGTCTTCTTTAGTAAGAACAAAACCGATTCCATCGTATTGGTTTGAAGCTTCCATTGCTTGAATAGCTTGATCAAAGCTCACCCAAGTATGTGGGTTGGTTACGCTTGCCATTTTTCCAGTCAATGAACAATAAGGGACTTTTGTAGGTTTTACACTATTGCGGTCTTCGAACCGCCATAAAACCCACTGGTTGTAAAGCCTCATTTCTTCAGGTATGTTTAAATAGCTCATGGTGCAATTCTTTTTCCTGATAAATTATTGTAAAGAGCTTCAACGCGATCAACCGAGGCTGAGCGGTCGGGATTTCTTGCAAAATAATCTAACCAGGGAAAAGAAAGCCCAGTTTCGTTAGAAAGTTCTTCCAAAGCTTCAGTTCTGTTTTTACTTTTTCTTATCTTGGCATTGATAAGAATTATTGTCTTTTTGTGTAGCTTTGACTTCGGAATTTCTTTTTTATTGGACATTTTTAACCTTTTTGGTTTGCTAACTATGAAATAAATCTAATAAAAATAATTTTTTAAAGAAAACTTAATTTTTTATTGCAAACTTAATATTTTATTGTTATCTTAATCTTAAGTTAAGAAAAAGGAGCACCAAAAATGAAAACAGTAACTAACAAATTGACGGGTGAAGTAAAAGAATACACCGAGGAAGAATTTCAAGCAGAAAAGAACCGTCTTTTCGTCGCATGGGATCAATCTAAAAAAGCTTTGGACACTGCCAAAGAAAACGAAATGTTTTTAAGAAAACAAGTTGTGGACTTTGCCTTTGATCAAACGAAAGTAAGCGGAACCGAAAACATTGAACTCGGTGCTGGTTACAAAGCAAAAGCAGTCAAGAAGATTACTTTTGGATTTGTAAAAAATGAACAAGGTTCGATTGATCGTTTGTCAATCAACAAAGCTTTGGACATGATCGAAACCGAAAGTGCCGAAGGCAAAGTTGTTGCCGATCGTTTGGTTTCTTGGAATCCAAGTTTGTCTGTTAGCGAATACAACAAACTCAACAGTTCACAAAAGTCAATCATTGACACGGTAATCGTTACAAAAGAAAGTGCGCCCACATTGTCAATCGTTGAACCAAAATCAAAATAAGGTTTTCAAATGAACGAAAAAGATTTGAAAAGAGCAAGTGAGTTAGTTCGTCGTTACGGTGTAAAATCCGTAATGTACGGCGGCCCAGGTACTGGCAAGACTCCGCTTGTCGATACTGCGCCAAATCCTTTAATGCTTGTTGTTGAACCTGGCATGATGACAATGAAGAATTCAAACATTCCTTGTTTCGAAGCAAATACTTCTGCAAAGATAAATGAGTTTTTCACTTGGTTTTTTCAATCAAACGAATCTAAAAAGTTTGATACTTTAGCTATTGATTCTATTTCACAATTATGCGAAGTAATCTTAACTGAAGAATTGAAAACCGCAAAAGATCCACGCAAAGCCTACGGAAATTTATCCAGGCAGGTAATGGCAATTGCAGATTCTTTGTTTTATCTTGAAAACAAACATATTTATTTGATCGCAAAGTGCGCAACGTTTGACGAAAACGGAACTTCAACAAAAAAGCCTTATTTTCCAGGTCAAGACCTTAACGTAAAAATTCCACATCTTTTTGACGAAGTTTGGTATATCGGAAAAACAAACATTCCAGGTATTGCGCAACCAACTGTTGCAATCCGAACCGTTGAAACTTACGGAATACTTGCCCGCGATCGTTCCAAAAATTTGGACGAACTTGAAAATCCGTGGCAAGGTCTTGCTTCTTTATTCGCAAAGTGTATGCGATAACAATTTTTTTACAGGTCAAAGTTTGTCGTACCTTCAAAACCGACAATTCCAACTTTTGCAAAAGGTTAAAAAAATGCAACTACAAACTCCATTTGACGCGAATACCGTCGATCCCTCACAGTCTCAAGGTCAACTTCCAATCGGTAAGCACAAAGTGATTATTGAAAGTTCGGAAGGCAAAGAAAATAATCAAGGCACAGGCGGTTATTTGCAGTTGAACTTGAAAATCGTTGAAGGCCCTAACGCTGGCCAAACAGGTGCTGACCGCTTGAATTTGTACCATAATAACCAAGACGCGGTGCAAATTGCTAAAAGGCATTTGTCAGCTTATTGTCACGTCACAGGCGTGTTCGTTGTGCAAAATTCACAACAACTTCACGGAATCCCTTTTATTGTTGAAGTTGCTCCCCAGAAAAAAGAACCTTCTCGTACTGAAGTTGTCCGTGTGTATGATATAAACGGCAACGAACCTGGAAAGGCTTCGGCTGGTCAACAACCGACAGCACAAGCACCTGCACAAACACAACCTCAAGTAAGCGCACCCAGCGCACCCGCTGCGGGTCAATGGGCACAACCTCCTGCACAAGCACCAGTTGCACAACCTGAAGTGGCACCCGCGCAAGGTGGTTGGGCTCCTCAAGCACCAGCACAAGCACCCGCAGGTCAACAACAAGCACCTGCACAAACTGGAGCTATGCCACCTTGGGGCAATCCTTAAAACTCCCTGCAATTTCACTTAGGTGAAAGGCTGCATTGTAGCTCAGTTGGTAGAGCTTGGTTAGTTAAGGTCGCTCACAAAGGTTGCTAGATGGAATATACTAGGGACTTAGAGTAGAGGCTACCAGTGCGCAGGTTCAAGTCCTGTCAATGCAATATTCAAACTTCATTTTATTTTAAAGGTTTTGTCTTATGGTTGACCAAAAGCAAGTTGCTGAAAATATTCTAACAGAAATTGACGCTTATTGCGTTGAAACTTATGGCGACGGTCACCGAAACCATTTAGGAGCTTCTTTAATCGGAAATGAATGTAAGCGTTACTTGTGGTATGTTTTCAGGTGGTGTTTTAAAGAAAATTTCGACGGTCGAATTTATCGGTTATTCAATAGAGGTCATCGCGAAGAAGAACGCTTTATAAACTATCTCGAAGGGATTGGCTGCAAAGTTTATTCGGACGATTTGACAAACTTTAAGCTTATTTTACATCAAGGCGGTGATTATGAAATTATTGAAAATTCAGCTTTGGATGAAATCCCGTTAACGTCTGAAAATGTAAGCGAAAACCCAATTCATATTAAAATGGCAAAAGCTTGTGGGGTAAAGTTCCCACAATATCGAATCAGCGGGGTCATGGGTCATTTTGGCGGTTCGCTTGATGGTGCTATCATTTTGCCAGAACGTTTCGGAATCAATGAGCCTATTTTAGGCGAGTACAAAACAAACGGTACTGGTTCAGGTTTTAACGACTTGACAAAGAAAGGTATGAAGCTTGCAAAGCCCGTTCATTTTGCACAAATCAATACATACGGCAATAAACTTGGTTTTAAATATTGTCTTTACATTGTTGCAAATAAAAACGACGATTCTCTTTACGTTGAACTTGTTAAACTTGATCATAATCAAGGTAAGCAAATGGAGGCTAAAGCCGAGAACGTTATTTTATCACAAGAACCACCTTCAAGACTGTCAAATTCAAGCACTTTTTACAAGTGCAAATATTGTAATGCCCATGATGTTTGCCACGGTGGAAAAGTTGTAGATAAAAATTGCAGAAGCTGCGCAAACGCAAGACCTGTTGAAGGTGGACAATGGGAATGTCGTTTGTATGGGATTATTCCAAAAGACGCAATTAAAACGGGTTGTCCAAACGATTACACCTCAATTGCTGTTTCAAAATGAGCGTTGTGATTCAAGATAGATGGTATCAAACCGAAGCTGTTGATTCAATATTCAATTATTTTGAATCAGGTAAAAGGGGCAACCCCGTTGTTGCTTTGCCAACTGGTACAGGCAAGTCAATTGTAATTGGAAAGTTTATAAAAAGAGTTTTTGACAATTGGCCAAATCAACGTGTTATGATGCTTACCCACGTTAAAGAGCTAATTGAGCAAAACGCAGAAAAGTTACAAATGGTTTGGCCAACCGCACCGCTTGGTATTCATTCAGCGGGTTTAAATTCTAGGGATGCAATACTTCCAATTATTTTTGGGGGTGTTCAATCTGTTAAACCTACCATTGCAAAAGCTATTGAAAGTTCAAGTGCAATACCTAGTAACTTTTTACATTTTGGATGGCGAGATTTGGTGATTGTAGATGAGTGCCATTTGATCGGGCCAAATGAAGACTCAATGTATCAATTTGTAATCTCAGAATTGAAAAAGATAAACCCCTTTTTAAAAGTTATTGGTTTTACGGCAACGCCTTACCGTCTAAAAGATGGTATGATCACTGACAAAGACAGCTTGTTTACCGATGTCTGTTATGATGCAACAAGCCCTGAAAGTTTTAATAGACTAATTGAAGAAGGTTTTTTAGCGCCACTTATTCCAAAAAGAACTTCGTTTGAAATTGACGTTTCAAACGTTGGACTTTATCGAGGCGATTTTGCTCTTTCGCAATTGCAAAACGCAACCGATACGGACGAAGTAACCTATAACGCAGTTCGTGAAATTGTCAATTTAGGACATGACCGCAAAAGCTGGTTAATTTTTGCTTCGGGCGTTGAAAACTCAGAGCATATTGCAGCAATGTTGCAACAATTCGGCATTGAAGCGGCTGCGTGTCATTCAAAGCTAAAAGCTTCTGAAAATGACAAACGAATCGAAGATTTTAAAAGTGGAAAATTGCGAGCACTTGTTAACAACAACAAGTTGACAACTGGTTTTGACCATCCAGGAATTGATTTGATCGGAATGTTACGGGCTACTTTGTCACCTGGTCTTTGGGTTCAAATGTTAGGAAGGGGTACACGTCCCTGTTTACCTTTTAAAGAGAACTGCTTGGTTCTAGACTTTGCAGGTAACACAAAGCGACTTGGGCCGATAAACGACCCTGTAAAGCCTAGAAAGGCGGGAAAAGGTGGCGGTGAAGCACCCGTTCGAATATGTGAGGTTTGCAACACTTACAATCATGCTTCAGCTCGGTTTTGCATATTTTGCAACTCAGAGTTTTCTTTTAAAACAAAGTTGATTGCAAGCGCAGGAACCGAAGAACTAATTAGAAGAACCGACCCGCAAATTGAGCGATTACCCGTCACAGATGTTATTTACAATTTGCACCAAAAGAACGGTTCACCACCTTCAATAAAAGTTTCGTATTATAGTGGTTTTCAAGCTTTCAACGAATGGGTTTGTTTAGAGCATCCTGGTTATGCTGGGAAAATTGCTCGCGAATGGTGGCGACAAAGACACGACGAGGAAGCCCCAATTACCACTTATCAAGCATTAGAAAAAGTTTCGCAGTTGCGTTGCCCCTCACATATCACCGTGTGGGTAAATAAAAAACATCCTGAAATTCAAAGTGTGGAGTTTTAAAAATGAGTTCTCAAAGAGGCCGTAAAAAACCAACCGATGAAAAACAAGCTTCTTTATTAGAAGCTTTGAAATTCATCAAACCTTGTCAAAAGAAGTCTGGAACAATTGAGCAAAGGTTTTGTTTGATAAACAATAATTGGTTAGTTGCTTCCGACGGGGTTTTAACTATTGGAACCTTGATAAAAGAAAACCTTTCTGCTTGCCCACAATCAATACCATTTGAAGAGGCTTTGAAAAAAGCGGAAGGAGCCGTTTCAATTACGCAACTTTCCGAAGATTCAATTTCGGTAACTTCAGGTTTGTTTCGTGCTGTAGTTCCTTGCGTTTCTTTTGAAAAACTACAAATCTCTGCGCCCGACAATCCGCAAGTTGAAATTGAAGAATCGTTTAAAGAGTGTTTGAAAAACTTAATTCCACTTGCAAACGAAAACGCCTCAGAGCCCCTGTACAGTTCTATTTTAATAAGCGGAGCCATTGCAACGGCCACCAATGGAAGAGTGTTTGTAGAGTATTCGCACGGCCAAAATTTACCGCCTTCAGTTGTTTTACCTAAAGCCTCTGCAAATGCCGTTGCAAAAGCAAAGAAAAAGCTCGTCAAATTTGGCTACTCCGGGGAATCTTGCACATTTTGGTTTGAAGATGGAAGTTTTATAAAAAGTCAACTTTATAAAAATGTAAACTGCGAGTACAAAGAATTGTTAAATTCAAATGCTCCTAAGATTGAAACACCCGAAGAATTTTTTATTGCAGTAAAGGCCGTCGAATCTTTTTCAAAAGATGGTCAAATCCATTTGCAGAACGGTAAAATTGCCTCGAACGAATTGCAAGACGTTGCCTCAACTTATGAAATAAAAGGAATTGATAGTTCGATATCTTTTAACGCAAGTTATTTGCTAATGGTGAAGAATATTTTCAAAGAAGTTTGTTTTGACGAAGAACAAAATAAAGCGGTCTTCTTTAGTGAAAACTCAAGAGGCGTTATTATGGGTATTGAAAAGCAAGCTGAAGATTTGGCACCTTTTTAGGATTAACAAAATGAGCGGTTTTTTAGAAAGCAAAAATAAAAAAGTGATTGACAACTCAAGTCAAGCGCAGAGACTTGTTTTAAGAAATGTCGATTACATGACCGATCAAGAACTTTGCGAAATTCCGTCTGGTTCGGTTTTTTTCTTTGACGTTGAATGTTATATTAACTTCTTTTTCGTTGCTTTTAAATCGCTTCATAATGGAAAATATGTTGCTTTTGAACAGAGCCCAGGAAGTTCAATAAATTTTGATAAAATGCTTTGGATAATGTGGAAGTTTTGTATTGTGGGCTTCAATTCAAAAATTTACGATCTGCCTATGATAACGCTTGCTGCTAAAGGTAAAAGCTGTACGGAATTAAAAAAAGCTTCTGACTTTATAATAAATGAGTGTAACAACGCTTGGCAGTTTGAAAAAGCTTACAAAGTTAAGGTTGAATCTTATAATCACATTGACCTAATTGAAGTTGCCCCTTTGCAAGGTTCTTTGAAATTATACGCAGCAAGATTACACGCCCCGACAATTCAAGATCTTCCTTTTGAGCCATCCCACAAGTTGACTCAACAAGAGGGTTTGATTACTGGAATTTATTGTTGTGTTGACTTGGACGACACAGAGATTTTATACAACGAGCTTTTGCCTGAAATAAAACTAAGAACCGAAATGTCACAGGAATACGGTTTGGATTTGCGTTCAAAATCAGACGCCCAACTTGCAGAAGCTGTTATTAATAGCGAGCTTCAAAAGGTTTTGGGTTTTTATCCAAAACGTCCAAAGTTTGACAAACATTTAGTTTTGAAATACAATGTTCCAAGCTTCATAAATTACAAATCGAACCAGTTAAAAGAAATTTTAAAAGTTGTCGAAGAATCAAGATTTGAGCTTGACGGTAACGGCTCCCCGATAATGCCGGATGAATTAGGAAAATTAAAAGTAAAAATTGGAAATACAGTTTATAATCTTGGAATGGGTGGTTTACATTCTCAAGAAAAAACAATTGCGTACATTGCAGATGAAAATACTTTCATAAGAGATAATGATGTTGCAAGTTATTATCCTAGAATTATTCTAAACCAAAATTTATTTCCATCGCATTTAGGCAATGCTTTTTTAGAAGTATATGGTGAAATTGTAAAAACTAGAATTCACGCAAAAGGTGAAGCATTCAAAGCAAAGAAAGAACGAGATGCTGTTTCGGCAAAGCGTTGGAAAACCATCGCAGATAGTTTGAAGATTACAATCAACGGAAGTTTTGGAAAGTTTGGTAACAAATACTCAACTTTGTATTCGCCACAACTTCTATTGCAAGTAACTTTGACCGGGCAGCTTGCCCTTTTAATGCTGATTGAAATGCAAGAAGAAATTGGAATTGAGGTTGTTTCAGGAAACACAGACGGTATAATATCAAAATATAAAAAAAGCCGTCATCAAGATGTAAGAGACTGTGTTTCATTGTGGGAATCAATTACAAATTTTGAAACCGAAGAAACTTGTTATAGTGCAGTTTATAGCAGAGATGTAAATAATTATGTTGCTATAAAAGAAGAAGGTGGTGAAAAAGACGCTTCGTTTTTAGACGATATTTTAGGATGCAAAACCAAAGGAACGTATAGCGAAAAAGGCTCTGCTTTAAATTCAATTTTATCAAAGAACCCTGAGCATTTGATTTGCTCAGATGCGTTACTTAATTTTGTAAAAAACAAAACACCAGTTGAAGAAACCGTTAGAAATTGCAAAGATATTCGAAGATTTGTAAGCGTTCGAAACGTTCGCGGCGGTGCTGAAAAGGATGGTCTTTATTTAGGAAAAGTCGTTCGTTTTTATTATGCTAAAAATGAACAAGGTTGTATAAACTATGTTAAAACTGGAAACAAAGTTCCAAAAAGCGACGGTGCAAAACCTTTAATGGACTTGCTCACAAGCTTACCTGAAGATTTAAATTTTGATTGGTACATTTCCAAAGCAAAAGAAATGCTCCATGATTGCGGAGCATTAAGAAAGCGTCAAACCGAATTGTTGTTTTTCGGTTAGATTACCTCACCATGTCGATGTAAAAGCAGGTGCGAGAGATTGCATCCTAAATATACGTTTTCTAATCCTTAGAAAGCATCTGCTCTGATCCGTGTGAATCTAGCTCATAGTGACCATCGAACCCGTTTAAAAATAGACTACTTCCTGAAGTTAGCGATAACGATAACGTGATATTGCACAGGCACGAAATTGTGCGACCTGACCCCAACATATTTGCCGAGAATGTCTCAGATTCAAGCTGAAATGCAGTCATTGTTTTATTAAACGCAACGGTCGCTGTGAATGGCCCCTGCATGACAGTCCCGGGTGCTGCTCCCCTGTGCTCCGTCCATGTCATCGTCCATGTTCCTGTGTATGTTCCTGTCGTGGACGGCATGAAATGAATGTGGGGGATTATATCAGTCCCTTCCTTGTACCGATGGCTCACTTGGTTATCGTGGAACGCCATCGCTTCACTATTTGAGAACTCGTATGCGTATGTCCCAGTGCTTCCAATCTGCGCAAAGCTCGCTGCGGAAATTCCTCCAGGCGGGTTTACCGCCTGACCACCCTATTTCCAATCGTCCCAATTTCCAGTTATCCGTGTTCCACTCATGCTAGTACCGTTTGTTTAGTTGTCCATGTTCCACTGATTCTTAATTGTGTTACAAAGTCGCCAGAGACCACGCCTTGGCGCCAAGATCCGTCCGTTGTTTCGTCACCCCAGTAGTGCCATTTTGTGATTGGTGTTGCTATCCCACCGCTTGCAGTGAGTAACCCAGGAACCAGCAATCCACGGGTGCCACCAATAGTAATCAATCCGCTTGCTGACCTTGTTATCTTCAAGGCCCAATCTCTGAATCCACCCACGTCTGTGTATGTTGCAAATCCTAATTCATCGCTAGAGTTTTCCCAGACCTGTGAAACTCGGTTGATTCCAGAGCCGTTTTGAAAAAATTGTCCTGCTCCATCGGTTGAGTGAGTTAAATT